GGAGTCCCCTGCAACGCCCAATAGCCAGTTGTATTTCTAATTTCTCCTACTACCGAGTTGTCACAAACGTCCGTAACAGTTACTACTACAGATCCGCAAGCACTGCTGTTCGCATATAAAGTATTCAAGCCTCCGTAGGTTATCGCATTTCGGAGCGTATGCCCCGTTTGCATATCCTCATCAATCACCCAACTATAAGGACCGACTCCGCCACGAACGTATAATTTCTTTGAAGTACTTCTCGCTATGGTTTCAGGGTTGTAGCTTTCATCCCATTCTAAAGCGTCCACTCCCGGACATTCGTCCCCGACAACTTCCAGAAACTCTACCTTTACTTCGTTGACCGACTCAGGATACCCGTTCTTGCTTATCGACGGCTCATCAACAAAGTCTACCTCGCTAAAACTTTCTAAGTCGTCAGTATCTTCGTCTCCCCTGAGCAGCTTTACCTTAAACTTGGAATTATCAGCATAAAAGAACGTGGCATCGATATGAGTCAGGATATCCTCGATCCAGTCCATCCCTGTCTTTTCCTCAGTCATGCTAACTTTGATCCCACGTCCCTCAAAGTAAAGCTGCTCTGCGATCTCATTGAAATTGTCCTCGTCAATTAAAGCTATAGGCAGCTCCGTGTGCTCCTTGATAATGTGATAAATCGCATGGGCCGGGTTATAGCCATAAACTCCTATCCTCTCATAATCATTCCACGCATACGCAGGACCTTTCCTTATGACAAAGTCAATTCGAGGTACTCTGTTTGATCCGCCCAATAAACAATCGTCAAAATAGACGTAGCACAGATTGCGAGACGGTGTGTTACCATTCGTGCTAAGCTCCGACTCCATTACTGCATTTCGAGGCTGATCTGTAGTCCCAAAATAGAAGTAAGCAGTTCCCATATCTGTAAGCGATATAGAGCTAACGCCCCCGGACACAGGACGTGTCAAGTTGCCATTCCATAAGACATCTTCTCCAGACCAAACCGTGAGCAACTCGTCAACTGGACCGATTACTAAGCCAACAGCCCAACTAAGGTAATACTTATAGCCTACGACTATCTTCTTGGACCCTCCACCACCTTTTCCGCCTTTCTGTTTTTCCTTTACTTTCTTAACACGGGGCCTACCATACCAGAAGATATTTCCAGAAATTTTACCAACTCCCAGAAGATCTCCCATGATGACTCCCTCTGAGCAATCAGGGACATTGAACTCTTCTACTGCGGGCTTCGGAGGCTTTGGAGCCTTTGGCGCGAAAATACTCATATCTTTACTGCCCTGTATATAAATCTAACTCGTTCGTAGTAGTCATTATCCGTGTACCGTCGAGTGTGAACTCCCATCTCATTTATAGCTTGATAAACTTCCCCGTAAAAGTAGATCCCGCAATGCGCGGCTTGCCTACCGTACTGAAATAAAACTACATCTCCGTTTTTAACCTTTGACTTATCGGTATACATAACGCTCGGTAGCATTTCTTCGATGAAGTTCTTCATCAAAGGCTCGCCACGGTGTAAATGCCAATCCGGTACATATTTAGGGATCACTATAACAGCACCCCTAAAAGCGTCAACTACTTGCAGCGCCTTTACTACAAGGTGTATGCAATCGCAGCCTTTGCCTTTGACTCCAGTCCAGTGCCTGTACGGTGTTCTAATCCACGATTCTAATTCAGCATGCAGACAATCAGCTACTTCTGCATCAGCGAATAACTCTATAGTCATTCTAACCTTTCCACATCGTCGGATTGTCAGACGGGATATACGGATATCCCAAATAGCGATCAAGTGTGTCATTGCCTAAATTGTTAAACTTCAACCGGCAAGTGTCCATCAACTTATCACACCCAGGATAAAGCGTGATCGTATCGCTAACTGCAAGGCCAAACAGTGCTACCCTCAAATAAATTGTACTACCCTGATGGTCAACTATCATTCGAGGCGGAGAACCTGACTTAGTCATGTATCCCAGGTTGAAATATCCGTCATCGTAACTTCCAGCCTCACTTATCGTGAAAGTCAGACCGTCCGATGCTATGGTGTCTACATCTCCCGAAACTGCATACGTTTCAGGATCTACTCCGCACATCGTTCCGTATAGAGTCAACTGACAATTAGCCTGATACCTCAATCTCGGAACTTGCTGTCTTAATAGCCTTTCTACTCCGATACAATCAACATTGCACTTCAGCCCTTTGAACTTAACCTTCCCAAGCACCCCGATAAATACTGCCAGTCCTTCTTTGGTGGCTTGATCCCGGAATACCCTCTTAATCTCCATAAAGGTAAATTCTAACGGACCCTGATCCAGGTACTCAATCACTACCGGATCTGCATAATCCATTGTAATTCTAACCTTACTTACGGTTAGATCCAAAGACTGTTTGGTCCCTCCCCTTTTAATAGCTGCTGGCGTATAAACTTGACCATCATAAGTAATCGGTACGTCCGCGCTGGTCCGGTAATATGTATTATTAGTATTCCAAAACTTATAAATCTCCGCCGGTCTCCGCGTACGCGAGAGTGCTAATTTCTCTGTCTGAGCGTTAACATCTAACGTCATTTACAAGCTCCTACGTTGTGGTCGTAGTGGTGGTGGTCGTCGTAGTCGTTAACATGAGATCGTCATGCAACGCCATACTGGTAAAAGTAATATCCGATATTTGAGAAGTTAAGTGCTCCACCTCCAACTCATCTGAATTGAACCTGGAGGCTAATAAAAAGCTACAAACTAAATAAGGTAATTCCGCAAGACTTACTTCTACCCCCAACGATGAAGAAATAGTTATAGAGGTTGACGAAGGCCACGCAGTAACTTCTCTTATTTCTTCTGTCCCGTCCGGAAGTAAGAAGTATAACCATTTGCCTATTGTAACGTTTTCCGACCAGCTATCTTCATAATTGATATCTTCTATTGTCAGCGTTACGTCACTCGAACCAATCGCGTCAGTTACTACAACGTCTTTGGTCCAGGTAGGAACCCAAAACTGTTTCCACTTGCCAAGTTTGGAGTTAAAGAATGATATTATATCATACAACTCCGCCTTACTGAACATCGTATGATTAAATTTCAGAAGCAAGTCACTCTCAGTTTGATAAGTCTTAACATACTCAATTGCCAGTGTCTTATAATTAAAGATTCTCCGCTGAGTGCCTACTTGCATCCCACTCGCCCAATTGGGCTTTCGGTTAAAAACATCGTAACCGTTAAACTTTTCAAAGTTGTGACTTCCTAATAAACGTGTGACATCCTCATCGAATGCCTCTCTTTGTCTCAGTCCTAACCCTCCATAAATACTGGTCTTATTGGAGGCCAAAACTCTGGCATCGATATACCCTTGTAATACCGGATATACTTCCGTTCCTATGGGCCACGTTGCTGTTAAATTACCAGACAAAGTAATCGTAGTACTCGTTACCGATATTACTTCCTCAAGTTCATAACTCGTGTAGGAACTAAATACGCAAACTGGCGCTCCAACTTCAAAGAACGAGACCGTAGTGTCAACATCCAAAACTGGCTGACCGGAACTCGCTTGCGCGGTCAACGGAGATCCAAACCCCCAAAGCGGAATGCCCCAGAGTTTCTGAACCCCTTCGTAAAACTTTCGAGCTACGTAGTTCTTCTCAGCCGTACTGTTATAGTCAATCCGATACTCTTGCTTCCGGACCGGAAAAGACAGTAAGGCATTTCGGACTTCGTATCCCGTGATCGCCTTTCTCGCGTGAGTCTTAAACCCAAAGACGGTGACTGGAGCACGATCCCAATTTGGAGGCAGCATAAAGTAGTCTTCAGCTATCATTTCAGTACTCTTTGAACCTTCTCACTATTTTGACTAATGATATTAACTACCGCTTCCGTACCTTCCGGAGTGTCTATGGCAGATAGGAACTCTTGAGGATCTATAAAATTCATGATCTTGACTCCTTCTCCGCCTCCCTGCGTAGCCTGACTCCCGCCTCCTCCATTTCGCCTCCCGGATACTTCCCCACCTTCAGCATAAAATCTTTTGGGGACCGCCGGAGCCGCATACGAAGGAACTGGAATAGCCCGAAACATCTCCTTCGGAAATATCTTCCTTCTCATGCCCTCCATTACATCTTTTCCGTAATACTGCACAGCGGAAACTGGTTGCATGAACTCTTTAGCAGTAGCCCAGATAGGTACGTTGTCCGCTTTCGAGTGAGGCGATTTCCCTTTTACTTCACCACCCTCAGCCAGTGTCTGAGCTTGAATTTGACCTACTCTCGCAAGACCCGCAGCTACGGCCGCAGCCGCCGCGATCCCTCCCAATACCGGACCGACATACGGAATATTAGCCATGGCAGCGAATGCTTTCTGAGCCGCCTCGTATGTTGCCATGATCGTCTGAGCTATCGATATACTCTTTTGCACAGCAAACGCCGCCTTCGCCGCCTTGGATTGCTCCCCGAACATATTCTTAGTTGCCACAGTCAGATCTGAAGCTGCCTGGAGAGCTGCCCCTACTCTTAACTCGCGCAAGGCCGTTTCCTGATCGGCCACCATTTGATTTCGTTCCATATCTTGCTGAGCCTGAGCATCTTTGATCTCAGCGTCCTGCGCCCCGTAGTCAATCAGCATCTGGATTTCTCTCTGGTGTTTCTCATCCAGGGCCTGTAACTCTAACTCATTTTGGAGGAGAATATCATCTCCGCCTCCCGCAGCACGTTGCTTAATTTCAAACAGTTTATCTTTAAGACTCTGTTCCTTTGCAATTCTTTGCTCAGCATAGGAGTCAAACTCAGCCAGCAAAGCGTCATTCTCAGCCTGGGCTTCAACTTGCGTAGTCGCAATTTCCAGTTCAATTGCCGGTCTTTCCTCAGCACTGGCTGCGTCTAATTTCTGCCGAAGGCTGGACAGTTGGGCCTCTGTCTCACCTTCCATAATTGCTTTACGCCGGGACATATAATCCTGAAGACCAATTACTCCGTCATCGTACTGCCTCTTGAGTTCTGCCTCCTCTCTCGTTCCTTTGGCCTGTAAAAGTCCAAACTCAGCCGTGAATTGACTCTCCAACTTACTCGCAGCCTTTGCCCTTTCCCTCTCCGCAAAGTCCTCTTGCTGCTTGGCATACTTCGCATTAATTGCTTCAATTCTCCGTGCTCGCTCTTCGGAAGCCCCCGCCTGTTCTAAAGTTTTGGCCTCTTCGGATCTCTTAAACTTTTCAATTTCCAGCTTCCGCTGAGCATCAATCTTGCCCGAACTATCTGCTTGAGTTGCTAATTCTAATTCAGTAGTTGCCTCGGCTATTTCCCTAATAGCCTCCAACCTTTCCCGGTCCGCCTTAGTTACTTCCTTCTTAGCTTCTCGTTGCTCCCCGGCTGCATTTTTGACCGCTTCCGCAAGTTGCTCTTCCCGTTCCTTGATCTCCTGAGTCACTCTCTTGTGGATTTTGTTATTATTGTTAATTTGATTATTTACTTCAACGAGACGTTTCTCCGCCGCCTTAGCCTCAGCGGTCATTACTCCCATAAATGTTTCTTTGGACGTTGACTCTAATTCAGCCT